TCGCCTTCCTCATCATCAGCTGCACCCCGCAAATCCAGATGGTCCCGACGGCTCCGATCGTGATCTTTCGAACGGTCGAAGTGCCATCGCCCATCCTGGATATTCCGAAGCTTTCCTGGCCAATCGCGGATCACGTCATCACCAGCGGTTACGGCAAACGGTCCGATTTAAAAAAGACTCAGACCGGCGGCGGCGATTCGCTTCACGATGGCGTCGACATCATCCCGAAGGACGCGACGAAGATCCACGCGATGATTCACGCTGCGGCCGACGGCATCGTCTTCGCAGTCTTCGGACCGCGGCACCCGCACTCGGTATACGGTATCTGTGTCGTGATTCAGTCCAACACCGGGCTCAAGTGGCAGGACGGAACCCCGGTCATGATCTATACGCGGTATGCGCACCTTTCCGAACTTTGGGTCAGCCGCGGCGATGTCGTGAAGCGCGGGGATCCGGTCGGCAAGATGGGCAAAACTGGCGATGCCGAAGGCTATCATCTGCATTTCGAAGCGGGGTTTGACCCGATGGATTTTTTGGAAGTGGAGGGGAAATGATGGGCAACCTAATCGCTTTTGGCTTTGCCTGTTTTGTGCTAGGGCTTGTCGCTATGCGGATTCTGATCGACCTGAAGGTTGCTCAGTGATCCTCTTGCGCATAAGCTCCGATGGTTCACCAAGAACCGTCATACTACGAAAGTCCGTTTGGTACCGCCAGAGGATGCTACCGTTGCCGAAGATCTGGCAACGGTTCAGATGGTCGTTGCGATTCTTGTTCGGTTATAGCGGATAGTTCCCGAATAGCAACATCACGCCGCGCCAAGGCCATTTCCTTCCGGTAGGCTTCGATCGCTTCGGCAACGGTGCCGGGCGCGGGCTTCACTTCCTCACCGCATAGTTCATAAACTTTGGCCCGGGCAACGGACGCAACATCCGTTCCCGACTTTCAATATCAGGCCTCGAGCACCAGCCGCAGAAACAGCGATGGATGAATGAGGGAATTCCGACAACTTCAATCTTGTCGGCCCACGTCGCAGATCCGCATTTCGGGCATTTCATTCTTCGTTGTCCGTTTCGAACTCGGGCAAAATCGAGCACCGGCAGTTACTTGAAACAATGCCGTTGCTCAGTATAAAATTGTCTATCGACTGGAGGTCGTAGACATGGCCCGAAAACTCATCATACCGAATCTCGACAATCTCATCCAAAGATATTTGGCCGGAACCAGCATGAACCAACTTTCCAAAGAAATCGGAATTCCAAGGATTACCATAGGCCGACATTTTTCCAAGGCCGGTATTCCATTGCGCGGCGCGTCCGAGGCCGAGACCCTGAAGTGGAAAGAGATCAAGAAAGATCCCGAACGGGTGAGAAGGCAAGTCACTGGAGCCAATGTCGCTAGAAGGGGCAAGCCAGCCGGCAGGGCTGAATTGCTGAAGAAGGCCATCGCTCATTATCGAAACAAGAGCAAGGCTGGGCTCTACGAGATAGACATCGTGACCATTCTTCAAACTATCCACAGGCTTGACGTCGAGTGGCAGTTCCCGGTTGATCGATACAATCTCGACATTGCCATTCCCGGATTCTCCATCGCCGTGGAAGTTCAGAGCGGAAACCATTTCCGTCCGCAAAGTTCCATTCGACCGGAACGCCTCGAATACTTGGCTGATCTCGGCTGGAACACGATTATTGTTTTCATCGACCAGAGCCTCAGTCCGATTGACATCCCTGCTATCTGCGAGAACGTTTATGCCTTCTCTCAAGTCTTTCGCCTTGACCCATCCTTGAGGCGTCAATATGGGGTGATTGGCCGTGACGGTAAGAGCGTGACCCCTTCGGGTCTTTATGACTACAACCTTACCCGAGTACCAGGATTTTGAAGCGGCATCGAAAGCGCCTTCAACCATCGTGCCCGGGACAAAGCAGTTGATCACGTTCTCCGCGCTCCCGCTCGGGTCACCCGGATACTGCAATTCTTCACCGTCAACTACAAATGCCTCATCGATACCAACAACCTGTCCATCGGCCTCGGCATGGGCGTCTCGAGTTCTGTCGTCAGCCACAGCCAGCCAAGATTTCTTTTCGACCCCGGAACTCTTGTACGCTGCAGTCGACCCGAAGTTCATCGACCCGGCCGACTCCGTGCGCGCAATGCGTTCTGTCCGGTAGTCACGCAGTCCGTCAAACTGATCGGAAATGCGCGTCTCGAGTTCGACCGTGCTTTCACCGGCAGCGATACCATCGCCCAAAGAATTGGCCAGCAGCTCTTTCGTGGTGTCGTTGATGTCCTGCGCTTTCTCAAGGCCGTGCTCATCAATCCAGGAGCGGAAAGCCGGCTGCACGACAGAGAATGAAACCGAGGTGTCAAGCACGTTGTTTGCCAGTCGCAGGCCACCCTGCATGGAGTTCATCCACGATGAATAGAGCTCTTTCTGGACGGCCGCGTTCTCCTCGTCACCGAAGACCGACAGCGTGGCAGTCGAGAGCGCAATCGATGGACTGAGGCCCTGTTTCAAGGAATCGTTGAACGCGGCATTGAATTCTTCCTGTTGCCGGTCGGCGATCTTCTTAACGGCCTTTTTGTATGGCCCCTCGGTAGCCCCGGCCGCCTTGTCGAAGGCCTGCCAAGCTTTGCGCCGCTGGTCTACGGAGAATGACTTGGCGCGCTTCTCGGGCGACAGCCCTGGAGTCCCACTGACTGGCACCTGTTCATCGGGCTGTGGAGGAAGCGGCTCATCTTCGGCTGGCTGGTTGTCGTCCTGCGGAACCGTGGGCAGAGCCACATTGTCATCGCCGGATTCCTGGTCCTCGCCTGTTTCGTCTGGCTTCGCTGAACCCATGGCGTTGATGTTGCGCATGGTGACATTGAAGGATTCCTGGACTTCGTCGTCTGCTGGATTTCCGAACTTCGAAAGCCCATTCCGCAACCGCCATTCGCCGCGGGTGATAGCGCCGCTGGTCCAGCCCTCGGTGGAAACCTTGAGGTTGAATTCCTTGTCTTCGGGAATGGGCGGCTCGGTCTTGATGACGAACCGTGCATCGAACATGGGCATCAGCTGCCGGTTGACCATGGAATCGAAACGCATGCACCGGTTCGCGACCGGTCCGCTCATGTAGAGATACTTCGCGCTTTCGATAGTGGCGCGGTTGGAGTTGTTCAGGATGCCCATCATTTCGGGCGGGATGTTCCAGTGCTCGAGCGGCGCATTGCGCAGGAACTCACGCGACGCCACGAAATCGAGTTCCCGCGGTGAGGTCGAAAGAATCTGCATTTTCATGTCCGCGCCGAGGAACGCGGTCTTGCTGGCGTTCGAAACGCCCTGATAGGCCTGGTTCCAGTTCTGGCGCAGCTGATTCAGCGTTTCTTGGTTAGCCCCGGGCGCGATGACAGCGGACTTTGGCGTGCCATCGTTGAAGAACAAGTTCTTGGCAAACTTGGCCGCATACTCGTCGGTCTCAAGCTCGTCGCCGATTGCCTCGGCACGTCCGCGGCCGCGGGCATAGGGCTGCGCCACATTGGGGCTCTTGAACCACACAACATTTTCGGGTGCCACCAACAGACTCTGGCTTGCGGTGTTACCTTGCGGCATGACCAGGAAGTACGGAATCGAAATGGTGGGCGCCGAAATGACCCAGTTCGACGGAATCGGGTAGATCTCGCGGGGACGGTTCGAAGCGTCCTTGACGACGATCCAGTAACAATCGCCCTGTAGTTCCCACCAGACGTGAGTCAGGTAGCGGAGCGTAAAGCCGTCGATGTCGGGCCTGGAAGGAATGGGGTTGTCCAGCAGATCAAAGACAGGATGGTCGAGCAGCGGTTCGGCGTCATTCTTGCCGGCGCGAAGATCCGTCTTCGCGAAAACCTTGAATGGCGAATTGGCGCAGTCGGTGGAAATCATGTCCACCGGGTCGAGCCGCGGCGTCGTGTGGAAAAGCTCTAGGTAGGCAAGAGCATCGCGGCGCGCACTATAGCTCCACTTGGGCTGGAATACGTGACGGATGACGTCGGCTGCGGTCTGGCTCATCTTGGACACCTGTTCCCGAGCCCAAGCCAGGATTGACTTTTTGCTGTCGAAGATTCCCATTGCACCGCCCTTTGCGCCAATAGTAGTCCTGTGAGGCATGTTTGTCTAGGAAAACACTAGGACTGCAATTGCCAAACGAACAGGGCTAGGATTGTAAAGCCAATGCCCATCAGCACAATACTCACCGCCAGGCCGGTCTGCGCGTGAGCATACGAACACATTTCGCATTTGTTTCCAGCTCCGACTTCCTGTCCACATTGACTGCAAACCGTTCTTACTCCCATCTGCCAACCCCTTTCAACCAAATTATGAAAACGCCATAGGGAAACCAATCTCTTCCCGGCGATAGAAACAAAGCAACAGGCCATCGGCCCTGTCAGGTGATCGGCCGAGGCGTTTCTTGAACTCGTCCTTGCCTTCAATCTTCCGCTGATCCTTCGAAGTGTACTTGTACTGCCGGCCGCCCAGTTCCTCAAGCAAGAGCGGGTCATCAGGAAGCCCAACCTGGTCAATAATCTCGCCGAAGGTGAACCACATTTCATCGGCTACCGAGGTATATTTTTCCTCGTCGTCGGGCTTGCCGCCGAAGTTCACTGCCACGACTTTGGCGCCAAGGTCGCGCAACTTGTCCGTAACGCCACCGCCCACGCCAGAATCGTCTACCTTGATAGGCACCGTACGGTCGCGCCCGACAAGATCCCAAACCCTGCGTGCGGTTTCCTGCGTGTCGAGCTTTGCCCAAACTTCTGCCTTGGTGACCTTCATTCCCTCACGAACATAGGCTGTGGTCTTGTCGTCGCCGAAGCGCGCGACGTCGACGCCGGCCTCTTTCGGCTTTCCGACTTCCGCAGGCCGGCCGAGCGCTGCACTGATGGCCACGCGAGGCAACACCGATTTGTCGCCCTGGCTCCGCGGCTTGCCTCCGTAGACGTGCTCCCAAAGATCCGGATCATCGTGGCGCATCTTGTCCGAAAGTTTCTGCGCGTCGGCGTTCCACCACGGATTGTCGGCGCCCTCGGGGAGCATGTCGAGCAAGAGCGCATCGGGGTCGTTTTGGTAGGGCAACCATATTTTCGTGAAAATCGGGTCGGAGTCGGTTTCAGGATTGTAGGCAAACCAGAGCTGTGAGCCGGCGACCTTGCCCAGCAGCGGAATCACCATGTCCAGCGATTCGCCGATGATGGTAGCGGCTTCGTCCATGATGAACCGGTCGAAGCCCTGTAGGCCCTTGGTATTGCGTGCTGCGCGAAGATCCTTGAGGCCGCGGAAGATCCAGTGCGAACCTGTGGGCGACTCGCAGTAGCCCTGAGATCGTGGGAACCGCCAGCCAGGGAGCTCGAGTCGATCAACGCATTCCTCGACGGCCTGGTAGAGCGATTCCTCGAGCGATTCCTGGATCTCGCGCAGGCATACCACGCGGTGTCTGGCACGGTGCGACTGCTGCACATTCAGCGAAACCATACTCGTCGTCTTCGCGCCGGCAGAGCGGCCACCGCGGGCGCCGATGATCTTGCCCTTGAAGTTCCGCGCCTGCTCCATCTTCGGGCTGACAGCCTCTTTCTTGCGCCGCTCTTCCTCGGCGATGATCGCGTAGAGGATTCTGTCATCGGGGCTGAGGGTGTCGATGAAGGTGGGTTGGGGTTGGTTCATGCGGTTCGGGATTTGGCTTGGTCACGGCGGCGTTTGGTATAGGCGCGAACCTTGGCATTGTAAGCTTCGCGGTTCTTGCCAATATACTCGCGCATTCGAATCGTATTGCAGGGTCTGCAAATACAACCTTTCTTGAAAAATTGATCGAGCGGTTTCCATTCATGACATCGATAGCAATGCCGCTGGCCGTCTCTATGTTCACGTGCATTCGGAGTGGGAAAAGCTTTCAGTTTTTGAGAAATCGTGACTGGATGGTATCCGAGTTCTTTTGACATTTCGGCAAGGGTGGCACCAGCAGTTCGCATGTCGATTGCCTTAAGCAAATCGAACTCAACATGCGGCCGTGATTCTCGGCGCCTGATGGCGATTCCCAACTTGTGCAGAATCTGGTGAACGCGCTGACGAGATAGCCCCGCTTGCTTAGCCACGATCGACATATTGAGTCCGGAGGCATAAAGACGCACGACTTCTGCCGACGACTCCGTATCGTCGATAGCTGCCCGTGGATTGTATTCTCCGAGCTTAATCTGATGCTCAGCACAACGAAACCTCTGTTTGGTTTTCAGATCTACGCCACAGACTTCACATTTGCGCTTCGGCTTAGGAATGGCGTGGAGCGCGAGACATGCGTCACAGAACCGCGAATACCGCCGCCGGATATCGGCACCGCATTGTTTGCAAGGCCGCATGGGCTTGGGATAGAAATATTTCCTGGTCTTTGGATATTGCTTCTTGATTGCATTTGTTTTGCATTCCGAACAGACAGCAGCGCCACGCTTCTGAAAAGCGGGTTTTCCACAATATCCGCAAATCCTACTCACTTCTTCCCCACCTTCGCCAGCAACTCAGCCTTGCGCTTCTCGAATTCCTCGGGAGTCAGATTTGTGAAATTGAGCTCGCCGGTGTGCTCGATCTCAGTTTTGTCGATGAGCAATCCAAGAAACTTCCCGAGCATTTCCTTGGCTTTCATTTTCGAGTGCATTTTGACATCGATGTTTTTTGTTCCGCCATGTTCTGTGATTGTCTCCCGGAACGAAACACTTTCGATTGCCGCCGTCACGTCTTTGGGCAACGTGGAAGAGTCGGCAATGACAACGCCGGAATTGTCAAACGAAATGACATCAGTCACGTCCGCAAAGGCTACCCGCTGAACTTCAGTGAGCCATTTAGCTTTGAGCATGTCGACGTCTTGGATCATTCGGCGCGCCTCTTCGCGCAACGCCGCTTGAACGTCAACAAAAGTTAAGAGAACGCTGGCCTGTGTTTTAGCCGTGTCTTTCGAATAACCGGCACTAATCGCCGCCTGTGTGGCATTGAAACCGTTAGCGATGTAGTGCTTGACGAAAAGCATACGTTTGTCAGGAAGATCGGACGCTTTCTTAGTTCGGAGTTGTTTGGTTGATGGCTTCTTGAGAGCGGCTTTCTTAGGCGCTGATTTAGCCGGAACCTTGGCCTTACCGTCAGCGGTGTTCTTTGTTGCCATGAGGTCAACCTACCTTTCTTTTGATGACTTGGGAAGTGTCTACTTTTGTAGACAGTGTATGAAAAAGTAGACACCTGTCAGCCTTGGACAAAACGTGGGAATGGCAAAACGAACGACGTTGGACGCCACTATAGTGGTGGCGTCCCTTTCGTCCGGTAGTTTTTTGCCATTTTCGGACAGAAGGGACGGCGCGGACATTTACGAAATGTCTCTCCCGTCCAGAGATTTTAGAGATATTAACGAAATGAA